CCATAATGGGGGTCCAAGGATCTCACGATCCACGGCTGAAACGTCTATAATAGACGTCCGTCCGTCGTAGTGGTGGTCCGTTTCAGAGGACACATCATGTTCACTTATGCGCCTCGCGTCAATGGGAACGGCTCGCTCACCACCTCGCAACAACTTGTTGCAAGGAATGGTGCGCCGAAGAGTCCTTCATTAGCTGCGGCACTTGCTTCAGCAAATACAATGAATCGATTCGGGACAGGGCCCGCCGGACAAACAATCCGGCAGTTCTGCCAAAACGGTGTTATCTCCTATAAGAAATATAGGAAGACATCGTATTCAGCTCTATACTACTCTAGGTTTAGTACTGGTCGCGTGGTCTCCATCAATCAAGATGGGGGTCCATTCTTCGAGTACAATTCTTATAACCATGGAGTAGGACTCGGCTACGTCGGGTTTCATAGCACTGGGTATGACGACAATCTTCATGTGTTAGATCACACTGGAGCTAACTCATCGATACAGGCTGTGTACAACCGAGCGGTTGCACTCAACTTGAAAAATCGAGCTGTATCAGAATGCCGCCAGAAGGCGGCCCAAGTGAAGCTTGACCTGTCGGAAGCCCTAGTGGGCTTACCGGAGTCGGTGATTATGGTTGCGCAGAGAACTAAGCAAGTGTTAAACGCTTACTTGGCTCTCAGGAGGGGGAATTGGCGAGGCGCTATTGCCTGGCTCGGTTTGTCTCCTTCGCGGTGGCATAAAACCCTTGGACAGAAATCCATGCAACAAGCATGGTTGGAACTCCAGTACGGTTGGTTACCACTGTTAAGTGATATCCACGGTGGAATACAGGTGGCGAACGACCTTCTTTCGAAGGCTGAACATCACTCGTATGCAAAACGTCAGCTGACTACCGACTTGTGGACCTATGGTCTCACAAGCGGAGGGCCTTCGACTTGGGTGGATCCTCAGATTAAGACCTGGGGAGAGACTTCTGTCGATGTGCGCTATAACTTTCGAGTTTCTAACTCGAATATAGCTTTCCTAAATAGCCTTGGCGTGTTGAACCCGTTATATACGGTTTGGGTGGCTATACCTTTTTCTTTCCTGGTAGATTGGTTTTTACCAGTTGGAGATTGGCTTCAGTCACTTTCATCCACACTTGGACTACAATTCATCGACGGGTACGTGACCCAAAGATCTTGGGGTTACGCAGAGGTTTCAGCTAGTAAGGTAAATTTACCGAACAAAAAGCTGGAATTTGGCAGTACTACTGCCTCCGCTGGGCTGTGCAGGATTACCCGTGACGCACTAACTGTGTGGCCATGGCCTGTACCCTATCTCCGTTTTCCCTTTAGCTCAGACAAACGCGTCGCAAATGCGATAGCTTTGATCTCAACCTCAAGAAAGCATCGATAGATGCCTCAGCTTCAAAACCTGATCCTCACGGACAGGACCCCAGTGACTCCGGTCAATTTGACCTTCGTCCCACGCGACATAGACGCCAAAGGCGTTGGTGCCGTCGTGAACTCTTCCGGTACTCCAATCGGAGAGAAGCGGTGCTCGGTTTCGATGACGAAACGGAACAATCGCTACTACGGTGAAGTCCGGCTCTCTTTGCCGGTCGTGGTGACCGAGACCATTAATGGTGTCGCCTCACCCGTTGTCGTTCGCACAGCGTTCGTTACGCTTACTGCGACGTTCGATGAGAAGTCCACCGAACAGGAGCGCACAGATGCCATTGGACTTATGTCCTCGGCGCTGGGCACGACTAAGGTGCTCGTCAACGATGCCCTCGTTAAACTCGAGGGTGTTTACTGAGATGTTGGTCACTGTGACCGTCCTCAGTATTCTGGGTATTGGGACCGCGCTTATTGGCGCGACCCTGTACGTCTCTGCTGGATGCTTTTTAGTGTTCGGCGATACGCTGTTCTCCCTTGTAGGGGTGAGCTGCCCTATCTTCTGACAATCCTGTCAGTTGAAAATCGACAACTTCACATAGCGAGGTAATAACCCGTGAAACATCGAAAACGAGAACGTTTCGATACTCCTCTATCGCATTACTCGGCCTTCCGTGAGCTCTTTACTGAGCTCTTGGACAGTGACGATTCGTTTAAGGCTTCCTATTTGAAGTCCGAATATGAGTCGAAGCTGCTCGATCCGCTAGTTGCGGATTCGCCAGAGAATCGACGCTCTAAAGCCATTACAAAATGGCTGCAGAGTGAGGAACTAAACCGGCAGACTAGCGTTCGGCTCTTACACCACAACGAGGAAGACTTTCTCTTTCTGATCGATGATCTCTATCCCGCCTTCATCACTGACGTCCTGTCAGTGGCTCGGCGGTTTATATCAGAGACCTTAGGAGAGACGATTCCCTGGGATGAGCTTTCTGGCTCATTTAGTGGCGGCGCCTCTACATCTATTAGGCGTGGAACTGGAACTATCGCCCGAAAGTACCAAGAGGGTACCGACATCACAGAAGGTGCCATATGGCATTTCCTGCGTCTGACTAAATCGGACGTATGGGCCCCACGGGATTTTAATCTCGTTCAGGGTAACGTGATGTTTACTGTTCCCAAAACTTCCCAAATTGATCGGTGCGCCGCAAAGGAGCCCGATTATAATATGTTTGTGCAAAAGGCGATCGGGGACTATTTCCGAAACCGTCTAAAGCGCAAGGGAATCAACCTCAACGACCAAACCGTTAATCAACGGCTGGCCAGACACGGGTCGCTAACTGGAGAGTTGGCAACCATTGATCTGTCGTCTGCTTCGGATTCTATATCCACGCAGCTTGTGTTGTTGTTGCTACCCGAAGAGTGGTTTAACCTTCTCGACGACGTACGGTCTAAGGTCACCTTTATTGATGGCCTCCCGCACGACAACTTTATGTTTTCGTCGATGGGCAACGCATTCACGTTCGAACTTGAGTCCTTGATATTCTGGGCTCTAACCCGAGCATGCGCGTTCATCACTCATACACGTGGGAAGATCTCTGTCTACGGCGACGACATCATCTGTCCTGTTGGACTGAAAAGTGCCGTGCTATCGACGTTCGAGTTCTGTGGTTTCCGCATTAACCTTAAGAAGTCCTTCTTTGAAGGACCATTTCGGGAATCGTGCGGGAAGCATTGGGATAAGGGTGTTGATGTAACTCCTTTCTATGTTAAGAAAGTGCCAATAGATGTGACTGACTGGTGTCTACTCCTTAATTCGTTGAGGAAGTGGTCACAGTGCATGCCCGGTATCTGTGATCCCAGATATTTTGATATCTGGAGTCTATTTTCCGAGCTCGTTCCGGAGCCTGTTAAAGGGCCTTCGGATCTTGCATTAAGGAGCAATCTTTGCTCCCCTGGTCGGTTTCCCATCGCGCGTCTCGTTCGAAAGATTGTTCGAGATGTAGCGGCGGAGAGTCGGTATGCATACGGAGCCTATCTCCATTGGCTTAATGCCAGTGAGAAACGGCTTGAGATCACCGAACTCGAGACTTCTGTCATGAGCTATGATGGTTCTCTCGTTATTAGGCGATCGTCTGATCGCACACCTAGGGATTTCCCGGCATTCCCTCAAGAGTGTCGGGCGTAGTAGTGACTAGCAGTATTGCTAGTGGGTAATCCACGAAAGTGGAGGATCATAGGAG